CATTAGTTTAGTACTACTGCCCATAATTGGCACAGCATAATATCCATCATTAGTGGCAAATCCATGCTCACAATCTTTATAGAATCTAGCAATAGATTTGAGTTCTTTAGTGTCAGTCATCTTTTAATAATTGATACTGCTGGTTTACCCTCAGTGAATACAGTATTCACCACATTTGTAACTCTTTTGGCAGTATTAATTCCAACATTATCATACACTGGAACACATACAATACCATGAGTTTTAGTTACATGACCTTTCCTAATTACCCTCCCTATTGTTTGACATAATCCTACAATATCCATATTCCTTAGAAACAATGCTGCTTCTAATCCTCGCACATTAATACCCTCACTGAGAATACTATGATGCAAAACTATAAACTTTTTATAAGGATCATTACCCCATGCATTAAGAACCTCAAAGAATTCCTCTCTTGATGCTCTCTTACCATTGATAAATGCACCAGTCTTGGATGTAATATACATGAAGGAATATCCCCTTGATGATATTTCATCAACAAAATTACTGTCTGCTAATTTAACAATTTGCTTGGTACTTCTAGCACATATTAATACTTTATTAACATTAACTTCATCAATAGCATCTATAATATGTTCAGTCTCATTAACAATCTGATCCTGGACATCTATGTGCTTAATAACGAGTTTAGGTGGTAAAATATATCCTTGTTCTACTAACTTAGTGGCAGGAATATCTGCTATTACATCACCATAAACCTCCTTATTGTTCATGCCAGGTTTCTTCTTAGTAGCAGAATGTTTAGGAGTAGCAGTTAAATAATAGCACTTTTTTGCTGCCTCTGAGAAATACTTAACAGCAGGATGAAAGTGTTTCTGAACACTATTATGTGCTTCATCAAAATAT